ATACGGGGCTATACGAAGCCGTCAAGCTCGGAGACCTGGAAGTCAAGTACAACACGTCTAGCCAGGCTGTTGGAACTGTCAATAACGTATTCGACGTTTACCCTTGGCTTCAGTCTTATCTTGGTGCTTATTGCCTTGGAGGCAGTGGTAGCTATCAAGTACGTGTTGTGAGGGGCTGATCATGGCAGGAGCACTTGACTCACTGTTCAAGAACGCTGCCAAGGCGATTGTTGCCGACTTAGGCAGTGCGCTTGACACGACAATTACTTACGTGAGGAAGGCATCGCCTAGCTATAGCTATGCCACTGGTGCGCTGACGACGACTGACACCAGTTACACGAACATCAAGGTCCCTGTTGAGTTTGTTCGAGCAGAGGAGGAAGAGGGTCGTGAAGAGCGTGAGGCCAAGCTGTATATCACTCCTGATTTGATCGGCAGCAACCAGCCAACGTTCGAGGATCAGATCAGTTTGACCTATGCAGGCTCTAGTCGAACTGCTCAGATCACGGATATTCGCACGTACCGTGGCGGCCAAGAGTACCTGTACGTGATCCTGGTGCGGTTCTGATGGCCAAAACTAGAGACGTAGACAGCATCGGACCCGACCTGGATCGATATTTAGATCAAGCGTTTAACAAGCTGATTCGTACCACAATGCGGCGCTTGGCTACTAAAAAACGTAGTCCAGTCGATACAGGATTTTTTGCGTCAAGTTGGCAAGCTTCGACCTCTCCCGTAGATCCGAAAGACGAGATTTCCGAGTTTTCGCCTTGGAGCGAGCTTAAGGCTGGCAGGACAGCCGCTTTTTTTGCGGGGCTTGACAAGCCAAATGACTACGTAATCAAGCCTCGTTTTTATCCTCCCGAAAGGCAGTACAGCTACAAGCAGCGTGTTTACATCGGCAATAGCGTTAAGTACGCCCTTTATGCACTTGAGGATGGCAGAGTCCAGCGTTTTATCCAGGGTCCAGAGATGGCAAAACTTGTGAAAGACGCATTTAACGAACGAAAAGCCCGCATATCGGTTGCAGGCAGCCAAAATGTTGGTGCCATTTCTGGTCAAACTTATATTGGCTACAGCGAGGTCTGATCATGACACTTGTCAACGCAAGGGCTGCATTTGAAAAAGCGGTAACCGACGCTGTTTCGGACGCAGACAGCGATGTGCGGATGGTTTACGACAACGTTGCGTTTACCAGGCCGGGCAAAAGCGAGAAGTACATTTTGATGTCGGTCAATTTTGGCCAGTCAACGCTCCAAAACCAGGGCGCCGCGCAGGATTATTACGCTGGAACGATTCAGTGCAATGTGTACGTGCCGAAGAATGCTGGTACGTCGGTGCTTTCAGCGATTAGTGAGGCGGTGATTGACGGGCTGACTTCAGTGAACGCTAGTGGCTACACGGATACCTATAGCTCTAACCCAAGAGTGCTGGATATTGTTGGGCCTACGCCGCTCAACGTTGAAGATCGGTCTCACTTTATCGGAGTGATTTCCTGTCAATTTACTGCCACCGCATAGTATAGTATCGACAAAACAGGCATCCCAATGCGAGCTGCAGAGCTTTTAAGGAACAAGTTTGGCGTTAGCCAGCTCTATAAGCACGAGGTCAAGGTTGAAGGAGAGGTGGTGCTGGAGGTGTTTTGGCACCCCTTGACGATTGCTGAGCGGGAGTCGATCCAAAAGCGTACCGAGTCAGACGACGCAGGCGATTTTGCCCTCAACCTGATGATCCAAAAAGCTTTGGACAAGGAAGGGAAGCGGCTTTTTGCTGATGGCGATCGGGCTGGTCTGCGTCGTGACGTTGATGCAAGCGTGCTGCAGGAGATCCAGCTGGCCATGCTGACCTCTGGTACGGAGCAGAAGGTGGAGGAAGCGAAGGCAGACCTCAAAAGCTAAGAAGGACTGGTTTTTCATTTTTTTCCTTGCGAAGGAGCTGGGCATGACCGTTGCTCAGCTCTCTCGTGATTTAACGCAGGAGGAACTGGTTGGCTGGGCGGCTTACTACGAGATAAAAAGCGAGGAAGAGGAAAAGGCAATGGACCGGGCAAAAATTGCTGGAGGAGCCAGAGCCATGGGAGCGCGATAGACTCAAGTCAATAGTCAGCGCCCTCTGCTGTGGATTACGGCATAAACATAAGGCTGATCCTCGAAGGGCGTCAGCAAGTCAAAAGCCTGCAGGGTGATATTGCTCAACTAAAGAAGCAAGTTGAGGAGATCACCAAACTAGACGTTAAAGGTGTCTTCGAAGACCCTAAACGGATCCAGGCACTTCAACGTCAACGGCGTATTGGTGAAAAAATCGTTGGCAATGTTAATCAAGAGATTGAATCAACAAAGGAATCAACGCGCCAGCTAAACAACAAGCTAATCAAGCAAATACGCCTTAATGCTGCGGCTTCGCTGTTCGAGCGGCAGTTAAAGGCAACTCAGCGAACTGGCGTACGCGATTTAGCGGAATTTGCCGATCAAATCAATCAGATTGAAGAAGCATTTAAGTTTTTCAAAAAAGGAGAAGACCTCGCTGGGCTTCAAGCGGTCAGCACTGAGCTTGGGCGAATCAATGAGCAGCAGCGAGAAACGGATCGGCTTACCGTCGGGCGCTTAAAAGGCGAACTTAAGTCAAGAGATATTTTGAATGAAATTAACTACCTCAAGTCTCAAGGAATTGACACAGCCAAAGCCGAGCGATCCCTTGAAAAGTTCAACTTAACCGTTGGCACTAGACGGTTCCAGCAAGGCAAGCTGTATGAAGTCATCTTGGGGCGTAGGCTCAAGTTGATGCGAGACGAACTTGCGCTTCAACGGCAACAAGCTCAAGCAGAAAAGCAGCGTATTTCAGCCCGAAACCAGCGGATTGGCGGAGCAGTTAGCAGTGGCTTGATCGGTGGTGGTTTCCCATTGCTTTTTGGTCAAGGAGGAGGAGCTGCTGCAGGCGGCGCTTTAGGTGGTGTTGCTGGCGGGTTGATTGGCGGCCCGTTTGGCTTTGCGTTGTCGATTGTTGGTACGGCACTAGGTCAAGCGTTTGACGAATCTCAAAAGTTCAACGATTCTCTGGTACGGCTCAACGTTGGCCTGGACAAAACGGGTAGCACTTCAATCACAACAGGCCAAGACATTCGGAGGCTTGCTGAGGAGCTAAATCTGGCGAAAGAAGAAGCTATCGAACTTGTTGGATCGTTTAGCGCGATTGGCGACGCTGCTGGACGTGAAGAGCTTGCGAGAGCATTTGGTCCGATTGGTGGAGTTGAGACGTTTGAGGCTGTCGCAAAGGCTGCTTTGAGCGAGAAGGATGCCCTGGAGGCTATCTCATCGCTCAGAAACACCATTGGTAACGAGACTTACGAAAACCTTGTTGACGTATTAAAAACCAAGGGCGCTCAGGCAGCTCAAGTTGCACTACTTGCAGCGCTACTGGACACTTCTGAAAAGATCACAAAAGACACTGAAACCCGAGTTGGGTTTATGGATCGAATTACGGCTGCATTTATGACGCAGGCGGCAATTCGTGCTGGTGCGCCTGAGATGATGAAAACTCCAGAGGAGATTGCAGCGGGCAGAGCGCCGGAGCCGCTTTCGGAGCAGTTGATTAACAAGTTTATTGATATAAGAAAACGGCTACTGAAGGATGAAAAAGCCTTAAGGGACGAGATTAAAGATCGAAGCAGCACTTCAGCTGCAGATGAAGCACGTCGGACTGCCCAGCTACAACATCAAAGAGATGCGTTGCAGGCCAACCTGTTTATTCAGCGAGACATTTTTGAGCAGCAACTCAACGGCAATGAAATTGCGGTTATCCGCTTAACACAGGCTCAAAAGTTGAATGATATTGCTAAACGCGCCAGGGACATAGAAGTTAGCAAGCTTACGCCAGCACAGCAAAAGATTGAACTCGATCGCCTAGAGCTAGAACGCTATCGCGCAAGATTGCAGGCTGCATTTGACATTTTGGCGGTTGAGCAACGAATCAATCAAACGCGCCAGGATGCGTTGGACGGCAGCAACGAGCGTATTAACCTGCTTGCGGCGCAAATTAACGGAACCGAGCAAGAGTATTTATTGACTCAACGAATTAGAGAACTTGAGGCTGCTGGTGTTGAAAATGCAGTGGATCAGGCTACGGCTGAGTTCAAGTTACTTGAAGTTAAAAATGCTCAAATTTTTGCGCAAGAACAGCTCAACCAGCTTGTCAATACGACCGGCCAGCAGTTTGCGGGATTGATTGAAAATCTGATTAACGGCACCAACAGTTGGAACGACGCACTGCGAAACGTATTTAGGACCCTGAGCAGCGCTTTGTTCCGTACGGGTTTGAAGCTCCTCGGTGGCGGAGATGGGAGAGGCTTCTTTTCGATCCTGTCCGGCGATTTCACTGGCAAGGCACTGGGCGGCCAGGTGTCTGCTGGAACGCCCTACATGGTTGGCGAGCGAGGGCCTGAAATGTTTGTCCCAGGTGCAAACGGGAACATTGTTCCCAACAATGCAATGGGGGGCGTCCAGGTCGGCTCAATCAACATTACCGTCGAAAACACTGGCGAACAGCTGAGCCCTGCCGCCCAGAAGCAGATCGCCAGCCAAGTTCAAGGTATCGTGATGTCAACCTTGGTCAACGAGCGCCGTAGCGGAGGGGTCCTGCGTTAATGGCTTACATCGAATTTGATGACATCCCGTTGGCTCACGCCACTCCGGTGGTGAAACGCAGCCAACGCCGTCAACAGGCAACGTTTGGGGACGGCTATGTCCAGCTGTTGACTGACGGACTTAATACGGACCGCGAAGTTTGGCAGTGCCTCACCTCGCCAATGCCTTACGCGGATGCGTATTCCATTGAGAGCTATTTGCTGACTGTGCGCGGCTCAGCGATTGAGTGGACCGCCCCAATGTCCACCAAAACGTTTTCCCGCCCGTTTGAAAGCGGCGTTCTAGATCTGGGCTACACGGACATCAGCACCCTGTCTCTTGACGGTTACAGCCGCCCGACGAACTACACCGCCAACCTTGACACTGGCCTGCTGACCTCGGTGGACATTGCCAATGACACGGTGGTTGAAGTGACATTGACGCTTTCTCCCCGTGATTATGTGGTGCGTGACGGCTGGACGATGACGCCAGTCAGTGCATCCTTCATGACGATCTCGTTTGAACTGGAGCGGGTGTTCGTATGACGCAATCACCACCAGTCGCTGAGACTTTCAAAACCCAGATGCCGGAGGTCATTGACCTCTTCACTCTGGACATTTCGACGCTGTTGCCTGCTGGTTCAACTGACCAGTCGATCTATCGCTTTTGCAACTGGTCGCAGACAGACGGCGACGACATCACCTACAGGACCAATACCTATACCGCCGTACCAATGCAGGCGAGTGGGTTTGAGCT